TAGATTGGCTGATTGAGTTTAAATTCATACCATGGCGAGGTGCTTATGCAATTGGTTTACCTCATCTCATTGGTGGTCTCAGTGCCGCTCTTACTGGCGCTCTTCGTGCATTGCTTGACTCGGCTCATATAAACACCGCAGCAACGATGCTGAAGCTGAAAGGAGCAAAGATTTCCGGTCAGTCACAGAACGTTGAGGTTACGCAAGTCACGGAGATTGAGGGCGCTCCTGGGGTAGATGACATACGCAAAATTGCTATGCCCATGCCGTTCAATCAGCCTTCGCCTGTTTTATTTGAGTTGCTAGGTTGGTTGACTGACGCGGCAAAAGGTGTTGTAACAACTGCTGAAGAAAAGATCGCTGACATATCAAGTACCGCTCCAGTAGGAACGACGCAAGCGATGATTGAGCAGGGAGCAGCGGTTTTTAGCGCTATTCACGCTCGTTTGCACGCATCACAAGCAAGGGTGCTTAAAGTACTAGCTCGTTTGAACAGATGGCACTTTGAGGATATGGATCTAGATGATATTCTAGAAGAAATACCCGTTACTAAAGAAGACTTTGAAAAGACTAGCGACGTTGTTCCCGTATCAGATCCTAACATCTTTAGCGACACGCAGAGGTTTGCTCAAGCACAAGCATTAGCTCAACGCGCACAAGCCAACCCGACTCTTTACAATCTTTTAGCAGTCGAAAAGCGCATTCTTCAAACGATGAAGATACCTAACGTGCAAGATGTTCTACCTGATCCAAGTAAAGTGGAGGATATGAATCCTGCGTTGGAAAACGTCAGTATGACTCTAGGCAAGCCCGTAGGCGCGTTTCCTGGACAAGATCACATGGCGCATATTCAAACGCATTTGGACTTTGGAACTGATCCTATGCTAGGCGGTAACCCAATTATGTCCAGCATGTTTTTACCTGCAATGGTCAATCACGTCAAAGAGCATTTGTCTTTTTGGTATTTGGATCAAATGAAGCGTGGTTCGAAGCTAAACATATTGAAAGTAGAGCGTATCCCGATTCCAGAACAAGCAACTCTTGCAGCGACAAGCGTCAACGTAAAGCAGCTATCACAACAAGAGCTCGCTGCCGTGATGAAAGATCTAGCACCGCTAAAGCAGCAAGTGGATCAGATGATGGAGCAGCAACGCGCCCANCAAGTACCAATAGATCCAAACGCTCAAGCGATTGTCAACGCTCAAATGGCAGAAACTCAGCGCAAAGCACAGCAGGACAAAGTCAACGCAACTATTGCTGGAGAAAAACTCAAAATAGAAGTTTCGGAAAAAGCACAAGAAGACAACTCCAAACAACAGATGGAAGCAGCGCGTTTACAGACAGAAGTCGCCATAAACGACGCAAACAATATTGCACAAGAGCGTATAAAAGGCATGGAGCTGACAGTAGACGCGGCACAAATAGATGCGGAGCAACAACGCACTGTGTTAGAAGAGAGACAGATGTTGCATGAAGCGGCAAATCCTAAACCTGAACCTAAGGAATCAAAATGATTAATGAAACACCAAACGAACCCCAACGTCAACACCATCGCCTAGCCACAGGCGCTCCATTGCAAGGTATGAAAACAGGCGGTAAGCCTGAACATCATAAAGGAGCAAAACATAAAGAGGCTCCAAAATCAACTCCAATGCGTAAATCAGCAGGACGCGGACGTTGATTGAGCAACTGATACAGGAAATAAGGATAGCTCAGATGGAAATCGCGAGCTCCTTGGCAGAGGGTAATGCTTCGTCTTTTGAAGCGTATAAAGAGCTCGCAGGTCGGTACGCTGGCCTAGAGCACGCCCTCACTATTATTGATAATTTATTACATTCTCAAGAGGATGACGACAGATAAATTGCTCGATGGTCGGGCGATTGTAACCAAGCGCTGAAGAGTGCTTAGAAGGAGAAGCCTAATGGCTGATGCAAAGTGGACAGATGAGGATTATTTTCCTCCAGTAGAAGCAGGAGTTAAACCCGTAGGTAATCGAATTTTAATACAGATTCGACAGACACCTAAGAGGGTTACATCTAGCGGAATNATCTTAGTTGATGAGACCGTAGAAACCGAAAAAGCCCAAACCATGATCGCTAAATTGATTGCAGTAGGTCCTATTGCTTTCAAGAAACGCGACTCTGGAGAACCTTGGCCTGAAGGCGTTTGGGCATCACCAGGAGATATCGTTAGAGTTCCAAAATGGAACGCTGATCGTTTCTTTGTAGATAACCCCGATGATAAAGATAGCCCAGTTACTTTTGGGCTTTGTAATGATACAGAGTTGATTGCTGTTGTTACTGGCGATCACACCAAACAAAGGGCATACCTATGACACCCACAGATAAACTAGAGATGCAAGAAGCCGAAGACGGCTCTGCAACTGTAACTCTTCCCCATGAAGAGAACAAAGAGGTTCAAGTAGTAGAAGAAACTGAGCCAGTTGAGCAAGAGGCCTCTGAAGAAACTTCTGAGCCTCTTGAACAACACGAACGCCGTGAGACCAGAAACTTGTCTGAATCTGAGCGTGAAAAACTACGTGAGTCTAGACGTCTTGAAAGGCAGAATAAAAAGTATGCCCAAAAGAAAAAACTAGAAGATAGCGCTCATATAATCGCTGCGTTAAAGCGTCAGAATGATGATTTATCAGCACGGTTATTAAACGTCGAGAACCGCACTTCAGGTGCAGAGTTAGCTCGTGTAGATAAGAGTATTGAAGACTCTCAGCTTAGAGTCCAGTACGCTCAATCTAAAATTTCTGAGGCGTTAAAAGCTCAAGATGGCGATGCGATGGTTAAAGCGCAGGAAATGCTTTATGAGTCTAAGAAAGCTCTAGAGCAGTTGAGCGCAGTTAAGCAAAACATGCTTAGTGCGGCCAAAAACCCTCAGCAAAATAATCTTCAAATGCCAGACTCTAGAGTGCAGCACAATGCCGCTACTTGGATGCAGAAGCATGGATGGTATAAACCTGATTTAAGCAATACAGACAGTAAAATAGCACACGCTGTTGATGTTGAATTGACTAATGAAGGATGGGATCCAGCAACTCAAGAGTACTGGGACGAGTTAGATGACAGACTAAGGGACCGTATGCCTAATCGTTTTGATTCAGATTATGGTGATGCACCTCCTCCACAGCAAAAACGCAAATCAATTGTGACAGGGTCTGGTAGAGAAAGCTCGTCAACTGAAAAAGCTGGCGTGTTTAAGCTAGATAAAGACAGAGTGGCGGCAATGAAGGAAACTGGGGCGTGGTTTGATCCTAAGCGTAAAGCAAAAATGGTTCAATACTATATGGATTACGATAAAAACAACTCAACAAGGAACTAAAATGTCTGACGATCGTTTAATTAAAAGCAACGCTGGCCGTGAAACTCGCGTTAAAGAAGATACAGAGCGTAAAGCTGATGGTTTAGTGTCAACTTCAGCTGAAGCTATGCGTTCTATGATGGAAAAATTCATCCAAGAAGCGCTTCCAGAAGCTCCAAATGTTCCTGGATTCCACACATGCTGGTTATCAACCACCAGCCAATATGATCCTATCCATAAAAGACTCAGGCTCGGCTATACTCCTGTTTCAGCAGACGAAATTACTGGTTTTGATCATTTAAAAGTAAAATCAGGAGAAAATATCGGCCATATNTCAGTTAATGAAATGGTTTTGTACAAGATTCCTGAAGATATGTATCAAGCAATCATGACTCACTTNCATCATAACGCTCCTAGAGAAGAAGCTGAAAAGCTGACTATTCAACAGGATCAACTCGTTGGTGGATTGAGGGATAGTAAAGGCAGACCACTAGTACATCGTGAGGGTGACGGTGAGATTGATAGACCTGCCCCTATACCGACGTTTTAAGGTTATAATTTCGCTAAAGCTGCGCCGTTAACAGGGTGCGGCGAAAAAACCCCGATGGGACACAGGGCAAAAACAGTGTCTTTAAAAAATCACGGTATGTGATTTGTACGCTTTGTAATAAAGCACAAGCAAACAAACCTCAACTTTTTAAGGAAACCCAAATGAGTGCATTACTGCAACCGTTCGGTTTGCGCCCTGCGTTTCATCCTTCTGGATTGGACCGCGCTCAGGCTCTCGCTGGCGGAATCGTGTCGGGCTACAGCTCGAACATCTTGAAAGGTCAACCCATTGTCTATGGGACGACTGCTAACAGCGGCACACTAGGTACAATCCAACCTGCTCTAGTCACAGGCACCGTAACTGGCGCTTTTGCTGGCGTTGAGTGGACTGATACCACAGGTCGTCGTCGCGTTTCCAACTATTGGCCTGCTTCTACTGCTTATCAAGCAGGTAGTTGCGTTGCTTATTTCTACAATGATATCAATATCGTTTATGAAATTCAAGCAGACGGTTCAATGGCTCAAACGACTATTGGTAACGAATATGCGTTTACCAACATCACTAACGGCTCTACCACTACTGGATTGTCGCAAGCCACTTTAGGTTCTGCAACAGCCGTTGGTAATGGAAGTCAAGGCCAAATGCGCGTTGTTGATATCGGCCAAGGCGTCGACAACAACTGGGGCGATGCATACACTATTGTGCGTGTCGTGTTGACTAATACGCAATTCTTCGGTGCCTTCACCGCTATTGCATAATTAAGAAAGGAATAGCACCATGGCCGCACCAATGCGAAGTACGGACTTTAGATCGATCGTTGAACCGATCCTCAATGAGTC